ACAATTTTCTTGTACTCTACTTTAGTTCTGTTCATACGGCTGTAATCAACAGATTCAGGTTCTAAATTATATTCTTCAACGGAAGTAAAGATTTTATATATCTTATAACAAATTGGTATTAAAACAGCTCCAAGAGCTAATATTACTAGGCCATTCTTTTTGAGGAATTGACTAACTGAGTTCAAAGTTTCCTTAAAGTGGCTTATATGTAGATTCGGACTACTGTTCTTATACTCATTGTTATGTTCTTCAACGCTTCTAATATAATTAATAAAGATTTCGTCAAAATGTGCAGGACTTCTCCAGTCCTTTTCTGCATCATAAACACAAAAATTGGTCATAGTAGTGTTAAGAGATTCAAAATCTTTATGGTAAAAATCGAACTTTTTATATTTTACAATGATGTCAATATGTTGACTCCATAATTTATCCTTAATATCTTTACCTAAATTGGTAAAATGTGAACTAAGTGTTTCATCTCTATTGAGATTTTCAAATTCACAATCTTCTAAGATTTCACTGACAAATTCACGCTCACTTCTGATATTCGCATGTAGATTCGCAACATGTGCTCTTCTTCTTGCTACTAATAGTTTACAAAGTTTAATGAGTGAAATATCTTGATGGATTTCTGTACTACCACCGTTTTTGATTTCGACGGTAAACGACCATAGATCGTTAGGTAATTCTGTATGTTCATCACGAGTAGGTAATTTATGAGAACCATCTTGATTAAGATATTTTGGAGCTATACGGGCATAAACTTCAAAATGAAATCTACGTTGTACGGCTTCAGGAGACGTTACGGAAACCAGTGTATTAAAAGATTTAATATTACTCGTAGCAAAAACGAAAGCTGAATTAAAGAAGGTCAAATTTTTATGAGAAACATCCGCCATTCTTAAATTGAAAGGTGCGGTGTTAATCATGTTAATGACTTTCTTAGCTTCAGAATCTGGCGTAATAGAGTCTCTGGTTTGGAAAACATCATCAATGGTTGCTATCCAAGCTTTATTAGTATATCCTTCCCAAAATTGGTCAGTAGGGAGAGGATATATAAATTGTTTGTCATCTTCCACAAAGGAATCGACCCAAATATCTGGAATTGTTACTCGTGCGACTAAAATAGCGATACGCCGCATGAGTACAGTCTTATAGATACCGGGATCTCCCCTAAGTAGTAATCCAACAGGTTCAACTCTATAACCGTTAGGGGTCAATAGAATATCATTATGTTTAGATTTAAGTACCACTAATTTATCTAAAAATTGTGATACCATTCTTGAGTCATAGGACTTTTTATCAATTTTGATAAACAAACGTCTACCTTCATCAATAAGTTCATCAACCATACACTTTGTTTGTGCTGCGGTTTCAGGAATGCCAGCGTTAAAATGGGAAATAAATTTTTCACAATCAGCTACAAATTTTGCAACTTGTTCGTTAGAAATCATGTCCACATAAAAATATTTGGTAAATTCTAATCCTGTTAATTCATGTAGAAAAGATGATATTTTGTGGGTTACGGATAATAATACAGAACTAACATTTGTTACTTGACTTGAAGAAATTTTGGTTATATTTAATAAAGTAGCATATAAGCTTTGTTTGGTTTTGTATCCAGCAATTGCGCTGACGCATCCCAATAGGATAGTGACTAAAGGTCCACTAAGATCATCAAAGCCTTGAGGCTTTAAATGTACAGTCTCTAAATCAATAGCTTGTTCCTCCATATCAAACATAGTGATAATATCACTAGTTGATGGAAATTCTTCAGTATCAATAAGATCGTCGTAATAGTATACACAAATTAATGTTGTTACTACTATAACATATTTAAGACTACGGTTTCCCGTCTTAGCATAAACTAAAATTGCTGCTACTAATAACAGCATAATTGAAATAGTTTCTTTGGATAGTAATTTGCTAGGTTCTCTGCAGCTATGATATTCCGATTGTGACTCTATACTAGAAGCAGCATTTGGTTTGAAATAACTATAGACATCCTTTAAAATTTTCTCTCCACCCCATTTATGTTCATGGTCATGTTTAACATTTAGACTAAAACCTTGAGGGGAAAAAGTAGTATCTGTTGAAATGCCTTTCTGAATAGTATCGAGAGTTAAAAGGTGGGCACACTCTTCGACAGGATTCATCTTGACATCTTCTTCTTTAAACATGGTTGCATAGATATCTCTACGCATTTCATCAAGAGGAAATTCAACGATAGACTTTTTAAGTTTCTTGTTGTCGACAGTGACAATATTAGGGTTAGTTAAAGATTCATCAATAGTATGAATTTCTTCAAAACTAAGTTTCTCAAATATATATTCAAGAATCTTTGCTGGGTCTTCGGCTAATGGAATGTTATCAGTGTCTAATTGGAAGCTCACGTGCTTCTTAGGACGGATTTCTTCATTTAATGAAGCAATCATAGGTGGTGGCGGATTAATGCGATTATATCGCTGTGTACTTTCTCGCCTAGTTACACATGGAATAGCACTAGTGCTATTATTTAAAAAGTTTGTATTTTTGTTGTTTTGTTGTTGGGCAATCTAGAATACTAGGAGAGTATGAGATTAGTTTATCTCTCCAGAAAGGAAGGCGTCCTGATGGTTCGCATCTCACGTTAGGATACCACTACTGAATAGTAGCTAACGTATTACATCTATAAAAATAGGCTCTCTTAAAATCGTATTTTCCTTTATCCTTACGATAATTTAGGCTTCACACTTTTATATTCGGTGTAATGTAATAATTGTTTGTATGCTATAAAGCATAACCTAAGAGTTTAATAACTCTATAAAAAGGGTTGAATAATTTAAAGATTTATTCAAATCTATAAGGTGATATATGTTTTCAATGCTAACAAATTTTAATAAAAGCGGCAATAAATGTTTTCTCATGCTAACATTTTAATAAAAGCGGCGATAAATGTTTTCTCATGCTAACATTTTAATAAAAGCGGCTCCCGAAATAATCCACGACTAAGTGGAAAACATAAATATGCACTAAAATTAGCAGATAAATAGAGGAATTCGAGCCGAATCTTATCATGGCCAGTATTCACCGTAAATGAACACCGTCAATTAAAAATTGCGGAAATTGCTCCAAGGGGACATAGGACTTAAGGTCCTA